CAGGAACAATAGCACCATCTTGGATACGTATTTGTTCTACTGCAGCAGAGGATACTTCAACAAAAACACCAATACGATTGTTTGATGTATCTATTACAACTTTGTTTAAAGCATCTGTGTCAGCAATCAGTGGTACATAGGCACCCTCTGTAGAACTGCCATCGTGTTTGTGTCCACCTACAAAAGCAAACGCATCACGAATAGCGTTGTACTCTGCGTTTACTGGTGCAGCACGAATAATTGCACTAGCGATAATGTCGGCTGCTGATTGTCTGCTATAACCTGCCATTTTATAACCTGTCTCCTACTCCAAACGTCACAACTAAACCTTGAATACTGTGTGATGCATTTGTATCATTTGTTACGTACTTAAAAGATACTGACTTACCAGAGCCAGATACATTTGTTCTTATTACTGGTGCTGGATTACCATCAAAGATAGCTGTACTATCGTAGATTGCTTCGTTGTAGTACGCTGCTGCACCTTCAGTGATTAGTGTAAAGTTTGTAGGACTTAGTGTTTCAAACGCTTCATAGTCGTACAAAACAGACATAGCAATCTCGTTGTCACCTTCTGAGCGTAAGTATGTAGCTACTGTATGTATTACCTTACGTTGCTCAGGGTCTTGCATATGGATAAACGGTGTTTGGTAAAGACTAAAGATGTCATCACCATCAAAGTTACTACCCTGCTCTTGTCTGTGAACTTTACCACCACTATCGCCGTGTAATACATATTCAAACTGACCAATGTACCCACTATCTGCACAAGTAGCCTCAATACCTAGAAGCTGACCAAACTCAAACATATTACCTTGAGGTGTTGAACGTATAGCACTGATCAAACCAGTAGAGTCACCTACAGAAAAGAATACTCTGAACTGAGACTTCTCACGAATAACTACGGAGGATAATGCCTCTAGGTCTTCTTCAAGTACAACCTCAGTAAAGATAGACTGAATGTTACGAGAGATGGACTCTAGGTTAACGTCACCGATCTTGTTAGTACCGCTAATAGGACGATAACCATCTTGTGATAAAAAGAATACGTCACCACCAATTTCAACAACACTATCTGTAGCTAGACATCCAAGGTCATCTGTAACGTTCTGTAACACAAAGTTAGATATGTTGTTACCTACAAGCTTTTTAATATTGTTTACACCAAAGATGAATAACTGATCACGGAAAGCCTTAGTAGCTACAATAGGAAAACCTACATTAATAACACCAGCACCATCTCCAGCAGCAAAACTTGTCTCGTCATAGGGTGCACTGAAGTATAAGTTAGTAGGCTCTGTGCTATCACCTGATAGGAATACGTGATTCTGAAATATAGAAGAGTACTTAGGTGCGCTGGGTGCATCAGCGTGTGTAATCTGCGTATAAGTAGTACCATCATATGTAGCTGCAGGGTTAATCCCATCAGTAAGAACTACTTTAGAGCTACCCCAGTTATAACGCTTAAAACGTACCTTAGTAACACCTGTCATTGTAGGGCTACCTGATGTAGTTACTGCAACCCAAGCTGATGTAGCTGTATCCCAGTAGTGTAAGTAGTCTGAACCACTCGAAGGTTTACGTGCAGCCAGGATACCATCGTTAACGCCATTAGCAACACAAACACCTAACACACTGCCTGTACCTGGAACTGTACCGTAGTCATTACTGTAGCCACTGATACGTCTGTAACCACCCGTAACAGCAGGTTCGTAGTTTATCAAACTAACAGCAGAACCAGGAGAAGTCTCACCTTGTGATAACACATCACGGTTGGTGTTAAGACCACCTTGGCAGAATACCTTGAAGGATGCTAAGTTATCAGCCATTAGATACCGCCGTTAAAAGAGCTAGTCCCTGAGCGAGAAAGTACTGTAGAGCGTACAGACAAGGGGTCATCCATCAATACTCGACGCATAGACTTAATACCATCTTCAAAGTTATTCTGATGCATAGCTGCACTTTGTTCGTTACTACGGAAGCGCATCATAAACATCATAGCACCATCAATAACTACGTGCTTAAAACGATCAGGTATAACTGCTACGTCATCATATAAAGCCATATCAGCAGGGTAAGACCAATATGTATACTCAACCTCATACGCTGCGTTAGGCGTAGGTGTTACACCAAAAGAATCACCTAGTGTTTGATATACACGAATAGGAGGACCATCGCCGTTCACTGTGTCACCTTCATCATCAGAAGCGCGAACATTCTGTATGTACTCCTCATAAGACATCGCCTTTAGTCGCATAGGGCTGTTACCTTGAGAGGTAAGCTTCTTTAGATAGAACGTATCCCAGTCTGCACTAGAGTAGTCTGAGGGAAAGCTGTACTCACGTGTGCCTACTGTAAGGGTTTGTGTGTAAGTAGTTTTAAGAAAAGGCCACTCTTGACCGTCCTGCAGAATAAGTCTAATACTACTGTTAATTGCATCTTTAGCTAGTGCCTGAACGTTACGTACTGAGTCAAAGCCATCACCAGCAATATCTAGTGTAACTTCATTAAGTCTACGTAGTAGTTCATTTGTTAGTGCGACATAAGTAGCCATAGAGTTATCCTACCGTTAGATGTGCTAAAGGGCCAGCTTATAGAAAGCCAGCCCAATAGTCTATACGTTATTACGCAGCGTTGTATACTGCAGACACAAGAGCTTCTGGGCGAAGAATCTTGCGACCATATAGGTGCATACCACGAACGATGTCTGCGAATGAGTCTGGGTCACGGTAGTTCTCAACTTTGTTGATTTGCTCCGCTGAAGCTACTGCTTCTTCCTGACCTGCTACGACAACACCGTAGTTAGTTGACTGTGCAGATGTACCTGAAGTACCTGCGCCAGTACCTGCTGCTGGTAGGCTGTTTGAAACGTATACACGGAAGCCGTGTAGGTTGTTCAATACCAAACCGTTCTGCAAGCCTGAACCACCGAAGTCTGCGTTCAATAGACGTGAATCTTCGTCTTTTAGCATTTCGATGAATACTGGGTCAACTACCATCCAACGTCCACGTGAGTCAACGTTTGCTGTGTCCATCTGACGAGCCATACGAGCTACGACTGTTAGTGGTGACACTGTAGTTGCTGACAATGCAGTTGCACCTGGTAGACGTGGTGCTAGTGGAATAGAATCCCCTGCTGAAGCTGAACCTGAGATAGTCAAGCTAGAGAAGTCTGTAGCATCCAAGTGGTTAGCTGTTAGCCATTCACCTGTTAGGTTACCTGCTGTGTCGTGCTGTGCATCACCTGATGTAGTTGAGATAGCTACACCTGCAGTTGTATAACCAGACAAGTAAGACAGAACGTCTGTGTCCATTGCGTCAGCCATTTTATATGCTGCACGATCAGCAGCTAGGCTAACATAATCAACGTTTGCAAACTGATCTTCGATGTCATCCATTTTGAATGCGAAGTAGTTAGCTTGGTCAATAGTTAGTGAGAAGTCTTCGTTTGCAAGCTTCTCTACAGAAATACCTGTGTGACGCTCTAGTGCGTTAACAGTTACGTCTGGTTCTTTCTGAATGCGAACCACATCACCTTGGTTGGCGATCTCACCGAAGTAAGAGTTGTTTGTGATTGCGTTTGTGACAGCAGATTTACGTAGAGCAATCTGTGCCTGTTTTGAGTAGATAATTGGGGACCAGTTGGAACCTGTAAATCCACCCGATGCGGAAGTAATAGCCATAGTTAAAATCTCCTTATAGATATGGCGTGATGTTGATACACTACATATCCACTAAAGAGGCCGTTCATATTAGGGTAGTCAGCTTAGCTCAATCAGATTGGCCTATCTTAGTAGAGCGCTGGGCCTAAATGTCTGGGTAGTTCTTTGTGTGGCTAGTGCTAATTAAAGCATACACACTATTAGGGTGTATATACTATAGTTTTACTTATGTGAACAAGAATGTCAAGCATTACTTTGTCATATCATAAATAAATTTACCTGAGCGTTGTGCGTCTAGTATTTCTTTCTGACGCTTCTCATACTCTTTGATTGACATCTTAGCTACCTGTGATTCACTTAGATAGGTAGATGCATCATCTTCTTGAATCTGTGTGCTACGTTTAGTTCGTACTGAAGAGGCAGCACCTTTATCGCTAGACGTAGACTTAGAAGTACTCTTAAT